TGTGGCTCTATCAATAATAGAATTGATGACTTTATCTTGAGCAGATTTAGGACTCTTTTTCTTAAAAGAAAGAAGAAGAGAGCTTAATTTGTTAGCTAACTTTTTGATCATTTTTTACCTCTTGTTATAAGTTGAATTAATTCAACCTTTATAATACACCCTTTTTTTATCAAAAGCAAGTATTAGACAATATTATTTACCCTGCTGAGATTCCTTGATTAGAGTGTATCGCTCACCCGTTTCTCTAGAGACCAAAGCAAAGCCGTCTGCAGCAGCTTCTTTAATTGCCTCGGACAAAGCTTCCTTGTCTGAGGGGTCTATGTTCACCAAGGGTATTGTTACCCCTGCATATACATCTATGTTTTCAAAATTGCCGATATTAATTTTGCGGTTTACGCCACATATAAATACTGGATTTGTTGATATTGTTACTTCTTGAGCCATTAAGTTTACCACCTGGTTTATTGGAGAGTCTATTGATTGTTCGTGTGCGTTTTGACTTACCTTAGGCATTTTGTTCCTTTAGTAAACCAATAGCTTTAAGGGTTTCTAGTGCCTGTTCTTGTACAGTCATATTACTTGTGTGTATAGTGTGAGTAGCCACTCTTTGTATCATTTCCATTTCTTGTTCTGACTTATGATTTCTTTGTTCATCGCTCATAAGTCTTCCATCTCTTTTCAAAATTCTTTCATCTAGAGTTTGTTGATCGGCATCAAAGCATATCACAATTCCGTTTGGTTGATCCAATATTTTCTCTGCCTCATTCAAGAATCTTACATCAGAAATAATAACTGCAAAGGGGAGTTCTTCTTCATCTTCTGGTACAGACTTATGATAAGACTTATATAGTTTAAGAGATTTAGATATGCCCCACTTGGCAAAACAATCTTCAAAGCCATCTCTACATATATCTCCAGCTTTTTGCAGGAATGATCTAGGCTTATAGCCTTCAGGTTCTATGTTGAGGGAGTAGATCTGCTTTGTTCTAACAACGATGTCTTCGTACCCTGGCATGTTTCCTAGTGGAGAACCACCGTATAGACTGAATAGCACATCATGTATGGCATACAGCTGTCTGTTATTTTGATTTATCCCCATTATAGATCTTTTGATGGATGATAATTCATACAACGGTAGAGCGTAGAATATGTGATCCCACTTCATTCCGTGCATTGATGTTTCCATAGAACCCTTGGGCACAAGGTGCTCAGCCACGGAAGTCTTACCGCTACCCGCTTTACCCGCTAGTCCTATTATAATTGGTTGTTGTTTTCTAAAATCTTGTAACATAATATCAATATTATAGCACTTGCTTATCGGTGTTTTGTGCTTTTCGTTCTTTTAGTTGATCCAAAAATTCATTGGCTAACATATCTGCTTCCCAGACAAAAGCCCTAGGAACCTGAAGAACTCTAAATGGATACTCTTGTCTGATGTCTTCAACCGTCATAAGCAATGGGAGAAGTGAGGCGTTTTTACATCTCCATTGACCAGAAATGTGATTTGCCACAACAGCTGAGTCAGTATAAATTATTGGATCTTTTAAATCTGACATAGAGCACATAAGCAATCCTGCTATAACTGCCTCGTACTCTGCTTCGTTATTGGACCTAGGTCCTAAACCTCTAGCAAACTGTGCAACCTTTTTTCTATTCTTATAGATCACAGCTGCACATGAAGCTTCACCAACTTTTTTCTGACCCTGTCCCCTAGATGCTCCATCGCAAAAAACTTCAATGCTCATACAAAACCTAGTCTACCTTGATATTAGTTGGTATGCCCAACTCTTTTGCTCTAGCAATAATTCTTTTCTCCATAGAATTAGAAGGAACTGAATAAGTTACCTGCAGTAAGTATCGAGATTTGTTGTACTCTGCCTGAGTTGGAAAATCTAAATTTTCTCTAATCGAAGAATAAAATTCTTCACTAGAGTTAACGGACTTATAGTGTCCTATATACATAGTGTCTCCTAAAATGTACTAAAATCTTTATCAGACAAAAACCCTTTGTCTTCTCTAGCTGTTGCTATTTGCATGTTCTGGACTTTGTCTATCAGCTTTCTTGAAGACTCAGAAGATATTCTTGCAGCAGCCTCCATTGATTCAGCTAATTGAACTACTGCTTCAACAGCTGTTAAGGCCATGTATTCTTTTTCTGCAGCAGCTATAGCGGCTGCTTCTCGCTCAGCTTCGTTCTTACCAACTCTATTGGTCTTGTAGACTGTCTTGTATCTAGCTTCTAGTAGCTTGTACTGAGCTCTCGCAATTCCTGCAAACCTAGCAGCTCTTCCGTAGACGTTAGACGATCTAGCAACCAGAGAAGCTAAATCATTGATAGTTAGGTCTACATAATTTGCGTCTGGTATTTCTATAAAATACTTATCTAAATCTTCCGACTTAGAGAATGCATTGACTATCTCCTGTAGCTGAGGATTTAAAAAATTAAATAGACCATTTAATAGATCGTCGTTGGTATCCAATTCATTCTCTTTCTATGTTTGTAATCAAAAGGAACTCTTCCATTCCGTTCTGAAAATAATATTTCTTTTATTTTTAGTTTGATTTTACTGATATGTTCTCTAACAGTATTTGGATGCTCTGTTATCTTAGCAGCTATTTCAGAAGATTTCTTTCCATCTACATACTTCCATTTTATTAGTTGCCTTTCCTGAACAGTTAGGTAGCAGAATGGTGGCTGAGTATCTTCTCCTAGAATCCAAAACTCATCTACGTTGTCAGAAAAGATTAAATCTGTAACAGCATAATCTATCTGATCGATATTAACGCCTTGTATGGGAGCAGAGTTTCCATCTTCATCGTTGTAATCACTACCATTATACAATGGAAAACTTTTTCTTCCTAATTGGTCAATCAAGAATGTATCCACGTTCTTCTTAAGAAGGTAGAAGAAGTAGCTGTAAAGAAATGCACTAAAAGGAATTGGTCCTTTTTCTGAATCCTTTTTTTCATACCTGCTGATGCACTGAAAGAATGTCATTTGAACTGTCTGCCTGACATCTTCATCCGTGCAGTATCTTTTTGTCATATAGTTTATTCCGTCGCATACATTCGTTTACATGTTTGTATCCGGCCTGATTCAATTTGTTCTTCATTAAATTAAATCTTATAAAGTTATCCTTCACAAAAAGAGACATGAATCTTCTTATGTCATAGTCGTTAAAGTTGTATTTTCCATGATACAACATGGTTACGTACTTAGTTAAAAAGTTATTAAAAACTTTTAACAGCTCCTGCTGTGATTTTTCTGAACCCTTTTTTGCCTTAGCTATCAGCTCTTGCATTTCGTTCTCTTCTAAATTGTAGTATTGCTCCTTATAATTGGACATTACTTGCCTTCCCAATATGGAATCTTGTCCATATAAAATTTTTTTATGTCTTCATAGAAGACTACTTGAGGTATTTGAATCTCTTGAGCAAAGTTTTTTGCTGCACTAGAATACTTGCTACAAATAAAAGTAAGCTTATTGAACTCATCTGGATAATACCTTTTGAATCTTTTAAGCTTTATCTTACTCTTGTCGTCGAGATAACCTTTTACTTCCATCCACTCATCAACCTTTGGCAAATAGAAATCTGGAGTGTATCCTTTTGTTCCGTCTTTTGATTGGAAAAGTAAAAACCTTTGGTTCAAATTCAAATTCTATTTTATATGCGTTATATATCCTGGCTATATTAGCTTCCCAATTAGACCTCATAGAGATGCCAAGATCTTCTCTTAGTCCACTCTTGGTGTTCCTGTAAGCGTTTCCCCTTTGGTTCTTGTTCTCTTCCTTCAAAACTTCCATGTCAATAGCGTTACTAACTAGCTTCTTAAAGTCTGGATGTGATTTCATTTTTGTCCTGCAAAAAAAATATTGCTCAGGAGTGGAAATCTCTGTTGTCATGGTGCTATCCTTATCTCTGTCAAGCGTATAACTATTATACTTTATAATTTAAATAAATACAAACAATAACCACAAAAACTTGCTAATAAGGCAGAAAGGTGATAGAGTATCTATCATGAACACATTAAACACAATTATCAATAGCATGAGCCAGTCAATCAACGAGTCAGTTATCGAGGACCTTACAGTTCTTGGCTTCGACCACAACGAGGCAGTAAAGATCGTCGTTGAGTCAGACTTCGACCTCATTACCTCATCACAGCTAGACCCTGTGGATCAATTTTAATTAATAGTATATAAAGGAAAAACCCCCGTACAGAAATGTACGGGGGTTTTTTTATGTGTATCTTCTGAACTTCTTTAATCTTAAAGCTCCTACCCCACAGGCCCCACTCTGGGAGTGGTCGCAGAAGGAGCATACTCTTTCGTTTGTAGTAGGCAAGAAATTGTTGTCCTGCACTATAACGTTTATTCTCTCTACGAGGGTCTTCTTGATCTCTAGCAGATCTTCATCAGAATAGGTATGAGACTTCAGCTTGTTGGTTCTGAGGTAGTGTAGGGATGCTGTGATTTCTTTACCAGGGAACATGACTGATGCAGCCAGGGCATAGATCCCCATCTGCAAATTGGTAGACACATTTTTAAGGGCTACTTCTCTCTTGCCAGTCTTATAATCCACTATGTGCACAGAGTCTCCAAGTACGTCTATTCTATCTATGAAGCCTATTATAGAATAGTTTCCTATAATAAAATTAAAACCTATTTCTTTTCCATATACATTGAATACTCTATCTTGGTTTTGGTCGTAGAATTCCTCCAACAACAGGTCCCCAACATCTATTAGATCCTTAGATATAATGTTAGTTGGATCATAATAAACTTTATGCTCTTCATATTTCATCTTCATTTCGTCTAATGAAAGTGGTGCTTCTGAAGAAACTGTATTCTCTAATACAGAATGTATTATATTTCCAAGAACAGCAGGAGAATTAAATTGTCTTGGCTCTTTTTTAATATAAGAATAGAAATACTTAGAAGGACACATCTCATATGTGTCGATCCTTGAATAGCTAAATTCAGAAAGAGTTAATTTTTGAAAAGAATCTAAGTCACTTATTTTTTTAATTGTTAGATTCACTTTTATCTTTCGTCTTCTGGATAGGTTATTATGTTGCCATTCTTGTCATACTCTATTCCGGTTTCATCTATTGTGTGCCCAGTTTTAATGTTTCTAAATAAGCCTTCACCAATCGATACCCAACCGGAGTCACCTATCTCCATAAAGTCATCCTCAATGTATGGCCACATCTTGATCTCCTACTTTTACTTCGCACTCAGCAAATTTCTCTATATTTAAATAGTAATTCAAAATAAGATATAAGTCTTCAAGTTCTTTTTTGCTTGCAAAAATACCGGCTACACCACATTTGATAAAGAATTTATCCTCATACTGATGAATTCCTTCACCGTATTCAGATATGCTTACGTTGTTTCTAGTAATTCTTCCTGTAGTTTCCATAATTAATCCTCATC